AAATCGAGTTAAGCCACCAAAGGGAACAGGTTCCGGAGGCTCTGGCGGAGGCTCTGGCGGAGGTTCTGGCGGAGGTTCTGGTGGAGGTTCTGGTGGAGGTTCTGGTGGAGGAACAGGTCCCGGAGGAGCGGGGGGTAAACCTTCTAAGAGAGTATCTGCTACACAAAATTATCAACAAATAATTGATGATATTCGTGACGAACTAGATCAGGGTGTACAAGCCGATCTTGATAAGATGGCTATGGAACTTGATAAATTAGTTAATGGTATTGATAAATTTACAGAAGATATTGCAGACCAAGCTATTGATCTTGCTGTGGATCTTCAAACAGCAACGCAAGATTGGGATCCAAACAAACTTCAAAGCCGTCTTGTTGATTTGCTTCAGGATATAGAAGACTTATTTACTCAAAGATTAATTGATTTACAAAATACTGTAACAATGCCACCAGTCACACCTCAGCCAACACCACAACCTGCTCCCGCTCCTGCACCTCAGCCAGCACCCGCACCAACACCACCGCCTGCACCGACCCCCTTCGTTTGGGTTGCGCCAGACATTATTAATCAAGTAATTAGCGATCTTGAAACAGAGCTTTCAATGGCAATGCCCAATTTTGATTTAATTGGAACTCTGATGAAAGAACTAGATATAGATCTTAGCAATTATGCTGAAAGTCACTTAGAAAGTATAAGAAATATAATTCAAGTAATAAAATTAAGTTCACCTGATACAAAGGTAGTGGAAAAAGCTATGGGAAGAACTCTCAAGTCTTTTGATGATGCAATTGTTAATTCACTTGCAATAATAGCAGACGCACAAAGACAACCGACAGACGAAACAGACACTACTACAAACAATGCAAATAATGCGGCTGCTAACTTAGTTAATAATGCTGTAAATAATCAAATTGAATCATTAGACGATCTAATAAAACAATCAACCCTTATTCAAACAGGTCAAATGGATTTATCAAATATTGCTGAATTCGCAAAAGATGTGAAAGAAGATCTTATAGATGGAATTGACCAATACATTCGAGAGCTTAAGGAATACTTTGGTGGTTCTATATCAAAAATACAAGCAGAAACTGAGATAGGAGATTGGATGAACAATATTGATCCAATATTGAAAGATGCTGCCTTAGTTAAAATTCTTCTTCAAGAATTTGGCATTGATATTGCAGATGTTATGAAAAATCTTGCTGATTCAATTCGTGGAGCTGTGGACTCACCTGGTGATGCTATTGACGGATTAATTGCACAATCAATACAAGAACCAATCGTAGAGCCTAATACCCCAAGTATAGGCGAGGTTGTTTCGGAATTAGTTGATCAGACCATGCAGGAACAAATAGAAAGATTGAAAGAATTAACGAAAGAATCACCACTTGCGCAAACAGAGAAATATAGTGTTGAAAAACTGATAACGATGGCACATAATATAAGAGAAGCTTTTGAAAATCATTTTGAAGCAATGCTTGAGGACTTAAAAAATAACATTGATCAACGGCTACCTGTCATAGAAACTCTCAATGACCTTACAGGAGATGTTACCTTAGTCAAGGTTTTCCTAGAACAATTTGGTATTGATCTTCATGAGTACTTCTCTAGGCTTAATAGAGCACTTTATCCTGGTACAAACTTTATTGACCCAAATGATGGTTTTGATGCAATTATTGCCGATATAGGTGGCATTGTTGCTGAGCCAGATAAGCCAATAAAGCCAACAAAAAACCCAGCAGATGAACTTACAAAATCTATTAAGAAAATGGAAGAAAACGCACAAAAGATTTTGGATGTAGCAATGAATCCTACGCTTGAAGGTCTTCTAGGTCTTAAGGCATACCAGCGTAAAATCATTGCAGATCTTCTTGGATTGAAAGTTGGTAAAAGGGCACCTACCAACATAAGTCAAAATATCATGAACGCTCTTGAAAAAGATGAAAACAAGATGAAAATAACCCTTGATGAAATTAAAGAAAAAATGCAACCAAAGGGTGGAAAGGCGAATGCAACAAGAGGCTCGCCAGCCGTAGATGATGCTGTATCTCAAGTGACGGATGATGTCGCTTTAGCTACTGATGAAAAAATTGCTGATGTTATTGAAGAGAAGGGTCAAGACGCAGAAGAAACTGTAAAGAAGAGTGGTGGTCGTGCAAAAGGGAGCGGGGGTTCTAAGAAGACTGAAAATGCTTCCGACAAATCTTCAGAGATTGTTCAAAATGCTGAAGAAGACAAGCTTGAAGAAGTAATAACTAATACTGGAAAAAAAGTTGTTGATGATATTAAAAAAGATTCAAAAAACACTACTGCAACTGTTAAACCAAAAGCAATAAATCTTTCTGAAGTTCAATCTAAAATTCAAGCCATGTATGAAGATGTACTTTTATTTTTAATGGCAAAAAATGAAAAAAACTTTAATCCAAATCAATTTTTGGAAGATATTACTTACAATCTTGATATTGCTTCATTAAATGATGAACAAATTGTTGCTCAATTAGATACTTTTGTTAACGATATTTTAACAGCAATAGACAGGAATAAAAAAGATTTAGGCAATGCTCAAAAGAAAGCGTATGCTTTAATTGAAGAAGCAGCAATAGAAAATTATGCGCTACTAATCCAACAAGCACAGAGTGGTCTTTTTAAAAAAGAAAAAAATGTTGATTATTTTGATGCCAAGGCATTGCGTGGTGTTGTAAGGGAATTGCAAGGCCTCACTGAAAAAGAAGCAAAAAAAGTAGTTCAAGACATGAGAGTTTTGTTGGAGACTGTCCAGAAAGGTAAGTTTGACACAGAAACTTTTGATGAGTTTAGACAAAGACTTCTAAAACTAAAATTTGATATCGGAGCAGACCTCGGGGAATTTGTTGGACTCCTGATTGCTGGTATGCAACAAAAACATAAAAATGCTTCCAGCGAAGATAAGCCAGGGTTTTCTACCTTTATTGGTAAATTGAAAAAATTGCAATCTTCAATGGAAGAGCTGAGTCAATCTGTTGAATCAAGTATTGAAATAGAAGGTCAGACTGTTGAGGGTCTTGTTAAGAGGGCAAGAACAGAGGCAAGAAAGTCTATGGCTATAAGAAATTTAATTTCTCCTACCGTTGTCGGTAGAACCACTTATTCTTTCGGTGATGAGTCTGATGTTGATCACACCAGAACAGGTGGTGTCGGTGGTTACAATATAGAAGGCGCAGACGGTGCAGGTCTGGCTGCTGCTGTAGACGCACTAGCACAAGGAAAGCGAGTTGAAGAAGATCTATACCTTGAGGAAATAGCTCAAGAGCAAGAGGACTTGAAAGCAAAAATTAAAAAGAATAAGGAACTTCTTGAAGAATTAAGTAAACCATTAAGTAAAGCAAAAAAGAAAAAAGGTCAAGACAAAATTGACGAAAGCCAAATTTCTCAATTAAGAAAATTAATTAGTGAACAAGAACTAGAACTGAAATCTTTGCAAGAAGATGTTAAATCAGATGAAGTCACTGCTTATTCAGTAGAGGAATCTGTACTTGGAAAAGTAAAGAGGCGTAAAAAGCGTATAAATGCTTTAACTGACTTAGTAAAAACTCTAACCAAAGAATTTAATACTCAAAAAGCAAAAATAGATGCAATTCAAGAAACAGGAGCTCTAAGTGATGGAAGAACGGTTGAGGACATATTTAGCAGTAAGAAAAGTACACTATTAGAAGAAATAGCAAAAGCTGAAAAATACGCTCAAGACAATGCTCAAGCGATTATTGAAAAAGTAGAGGCTTTAGATAATGTAAGAGCTGAATTATACCTATTAATTCTAGAAAGAAATAATGCAATAAGTAAAGAAAAACTCACTGACGATGGTTTAATAAAAATTTCACAATTAATTACCGATAAAAAAAATGAAATTTCGCGGCTAGAAGGAACAGTGTCTGCGCTTAAAGCGCAACCAAGTGGCGGGTTCCGTTCAAGTGCTTCTTTAAAAAAAGAAGCAGATAATCTTAAAAAGCTTCAAGATGCGCTAGATAAAGCAAAACGAGAACTGAAAGAATTAGACCCGCTTGCTGGCGCAATTGAAAGCAAAAATAAAGAAGTAAGTGAAGCGCTTTACATCGTTGAAGAAATGCAAAGAAAATCTACCGCCCCAGCAATGATGTCAGATGAGACATTGATGGGACACGCAGCGGATCAGTTTCAAACAGAACTTGAGGCTGAGAAAAAACTATTAGCAGGAATTAGAAATAGAAGAGTAAATTTTTCGGCAGAATTAAATACGGAACATGTCAAATACGCTCAAATGGTAGAGCAACTGCGTAGAACGCTGCTTGGTGGTATTGAGGGCACAATGGGTGTTGCTGCAGACCTTGCAACCCCCGAAGGATTTGCTCAATTAGTAGCGCAGCAAAAAGAGGAGCAAGAATTAAGAATTGCTATTATTCGTGAGCAAGACCGTCTAGAGAGAAATCGTCTTAAGATTTTGGCCGGTTTAATGGACTTTGATACATCAGAAATGAAGTTCTTATCATATGAAAGCTTGCTGGAAGAAGCAATTATTGTAAGAAAAAGATTAAATACACAAAGAAGACAACTTGATAATATATCTAATAAAATTAGAAAAACAAAAGATAAAATTAAACAAACAACAGACCCTGCTGAACTTGCAAAACTAAAGGGGAGTTTGGATGAAGCTTACCGTCTTCGCACAGCAGTGCAGAATAAAATAGCAGAATTAAGTTCTGGCTTGTCTGTTTATGATGCAAAATCATTAGAAAGCTTTGGTAAAACAATATTTAGCGATCAAAGTAAACAGCAAGTTGTTGGGTTCAAAGATGATGGAATTAATGACAAAATTAACAATGAATTGTTAGCTATTCAAAAAAATAGTGAACTTGAAATCCAAAAAAAACTAAACGACTTCCAAAACGCTAATTTAGTAGCTTTAAAAGAATTTGGATTTAAGAGCACAACTATAGGGTTTCAAGAGCTCCCTAATGAACAACTTAGACTGGCACCTGAAGTGTTTGAAAATATTGCCAGAGAGTTTGATGTTATTATTCCAGAGATTTGGATGAAAATTGGAGAACTCGCTCGTAAAACAAACTTGAAATTTAAAGATCAATTAGCTGCTAAGAAATTTGTTTTGTCACTACTATCTAAAGTTAAACCAACAACAGCAGAAGGTGCTAAATCCTATGTTGCTGAACTTGCTATTTTTGATGAAATATTAGAAATTGATAGCATGGCAACAAAACTTACTATGGGTATTGGAAACATTGGAATTGATAAATTAGGATTTTTGAAATCTTCGTCAAAAGTTGTTGCTGATGAACTTAAAAATATTGCAGGATTCTTGGGAAGAAAGACAGATAGTCCTGATCAAATAAAGCCGGTTCAAACTGAAGAGGATATTGCTAAGATAAAAGAAGAATTCTCAAGAATAAACTCAGCTGACGAGCAGATTGATGGTTACTTAACTATATTTGAAGAAGAGAGAAGAAGGCACTATTTAATGATTGCAAGCGTTGTTGAGAGAGAGGGGGATAGAGCTGCTATGAGAAAACTTCTCACAGCAAACTTGGAATCAATAAATTTCCTAAAAATGCAACCAGTATTGAGTACAACAGAAGAAGTTATTTTATCTCAAGCTGAAGCAGAAGTTGTTAAATTAAAAAAATTAATTGCTGAAGAAGATGTAATCATTAAACATTTGAATAAAAATATTAGGGAAGCTGAAGAAGGAAGAGCGAATACAATTAGAAATAGAATTCGTAGAACTCAACTTCATAGTAAAAAGAGGGTCGATGCAGTCAAGGGTGCTGGACAACAATTCTTTGATAATAAACCACCTCAAACTGGCGTTCTGGACACTGCGCAATTAACAAGGTCAGAGCTGGAACAAAGAAAAGTTCCAAACCCATTCTTGCTAGTACGACCAGAAGTAATCCCAGAAAAAGTTTCCGTTGCAAGAAAAGAAATTATTTCTTTAACAAAAGCATTGCAAGTTGCGGATGCCGAGCAAATACCTGTTCTTTTGAATAGAATTCAAGAATTAAAAGCGGAAATTGATAAATTTCAAGATGTTAAGAATAAATCCCTGCTTATGCTAGTGGAAGGATTTTTAAAGAGTGTTGAGGGATTAACAAGCAGTTCAGAAAATCTTACACGAAGTGGAAGGCAAAGAGTAGAAATTGCTGAAAAGATTCATTCCTCTATTAGCGAGGCAATCGAAGAAGGAAATCGTTTAGGTCTAGACGCTAGTGAAATCGCTGAGAGAACATCTTCCGTTATGGTTGCATCTGCAAGAGAAATTAAAGGATTTTACGAAACTCAACTGCGTAGAAGCCTTGATGTTAATGAATTAGATGCATCTCTGGAAATGGTTGCTGGACAATCTATGCCAATATACCAAAACTTAAATGACTTAAAGAGGGGTCCAAGATCACTGAGTGCCGCTGCCTTTAACCCATTGGATAACACAATTCTTCAAGAATTAGGAATGAAGATTTTCAAACAAATAGGATTGGTTGGTGAAGATGCCCAAAATGCAATTCAGTCTTACTTGCAGACGCTAATATTGTCAAGAGAAAACCTGCAAAATGTTGCTCTTGCTCCAGTATCTGACATGCAAAATATGTTGGCTAGTTTGCAAGAAGCTCTTGCAACAATCGGTTTGACAATAGAAGAAGCCATTGCTGACCCAGTTGCTGCCATAGGCTTAATGGGGGATCGTTCAAAGAATGAGCTTGGTAAAGCAAAAAATGCTGCCTTCTTCAAAGCAGCGAAAGGCAATGAATTTGTCAAAATGTTCGAAACACTTTCATTGTTTGCAAGAGACATTTCGAGACTTACGGCTGAACAAGTTGAAGACGCAATTAAGCAAGCCGAAGAAGCGACAATAGCAAGGCTATCCGGCGCTAGAAAAGCAAGCGTTGATGCAGGGAATGTTCCAGAGACTAAACCAGTTGCTACTCCAGCCGTTGATGCTGAAACCAGAAGAGGATTGTTCCCTAAAGAATTGGGGACAAAAGAAGAACTCAAGGTAGCAGTGCAGGCTCTTGTCGAGGAGATAAAGCAAGTTGGTTTTGCAGAAGAATTGTTCCTTCAGGCAACAACAAGAGAATTGCAATTGATAGCTAGTTATTTACTTGAAGATGTAAAAGACTTTAATCAAAATGGTAAAAAAACAAAAGTAGCTTCAAGAACGGCAACGGAAAGTCTAGATAAAGCCGAGGCAGTAATTCGAAAATATTTTGAAAATATTGTTGAATCAGCAGATTATGTTTCTCTACAAACTAGGTTTGTTGCCCCTCCAGTTATAGACAAGCCAAAAGAAACAAAGCCAGCAGAAGAAAAGGTTAAGCAAGCGGCTGAAGAACTTGACAATGCTGTGGAAGAAAAACTTCAAGATGTATCTGAAGCATTATTGACACCACTTGAGCAATTCAGGAATGTTACTGTAAATCCACCTGATAGTCCGGCTTGGAAACCTGCAGATGTTTTGCAAGAAATTTTTAAACAATTTAAGAATATGGAAAATGCTACAAAAGAAACTTTAGAAGAGGCACTTGGAGAAATCTATTATGCTATGAGGGCTATAAAACTTGTTTCAGGCTTTAATGTTTATGAAATATCAGAAATGATGGGAGTAAATCTTAAAGGTACTCTCGACATCTTTAGAGCCAAAATTGCTCAAGCTACTGACCCATCCCAAATACCTCTGCCAGACACCGGGGCTGTATCTTCAGTATCTGAGGACATTTCAGAGTATCTTGCCAATATTGCTCAATTAATTATTGAGGCAGTAAACATGCCTCTTGATGAATTACTGGATCTTCAAAAGCACCTTTCTGATATGCCAACAGATATTAGAGATCAATTGTCTGCAGCAACAAAATTGCCTTTTGAAAAAATGTTTGAACATATTGAGAGTTTAATTCTTGAAAATATAGTTGAAATGACAGACGATGCTTATAATGCAATTATTCCAGTAGTAAACAATACGCCTGCACCATCAGCAACTCTTGCAAGAACAGTTGCTGAAAGTTTGGCTTTTATTGAGCAAGAAATTTTTGACTCAGCATCAGGCAAGGGTCGTTTCAAGGGGATTTCGGCAGAGATTGATTCAATGCTTAATAAGATAACAACATTGACTGAAGACCAACTCCTTGAACTACAATTATTAATTGAACTAATTGCTAACGATTCCCTAGCAAAAGCCGATTGGGTTGCAGAGACAGGAAAAGATATTCAAAATATCTATACAACAATTAGTAATCAAATTAAGAAGTTGCAAACTGTTGTTCAGAATACAACTCCACCAGTTACCCCAGCAACTCCGCAAACAGGTGGAGGCTCAACAGGTGGAGGAAGAAAGCCACCAACAACTCCACCAGTAACTCCACCAGCAGGTGGAGGAGGAGGCGTTCCTCCAATGATGCCAAATTATGGTGGTGCTGGAGCACACTATCCAAGTGGAGTTGTTAATAATGCAAGCTTAATTAAAGCATACCAGTATGTTGGTTTATTCCTTAAAGTTTTCACACAAGTTCACGCGCATTTTGCGTATGCTGTATTAAAAATACTACCATTTGGAATGACATTCTGGAATATTGGAAGAGCAGCAGTAAGCGCTGCTAAGGGAACTTTTGATTTCCTTAAATATTTGAAGCAGACTGGTTCCGAAGCGAAAAATGCAGGGACAGGTTGGAGAGGCTTCTTAACCGCATTGAAGAATGATGGAACAAGGATGTTTGGAGAAATTAGAAAATCAATGATGGCAAAACTCGGTGGTGGTATTAAATCCGGTGCCAGAGGTGCTGGTGGAGGATTGAGCAACCAACTGAACATGGGGCTAAGCCAAGGTATAAACATGGCAACAATGAACATGGGTACGGCTGGAATGATAGGCGGTAATCTTGTTGAAGGTTTGCTCAGAGGTCTATCAGCAATTCCTTATGTTGGTAAACCCGCTGTTGCGATAATTGCAGGAGTAACAGGATCAATTGCTTTACTAAGCAAAACCCAAAAGACTTGGGGTTCAAAATCTGGAGACACTCTTAAGAATTTCAAAGAATCTTGGAAGAAAATCAAAGATATATTCAAAGAACTCCTTAAGCCTCTTGAAGATTTTGTTGGGGTTCTTATTGGAGGCACTTCAACGGCAGTATCGGGCACAGATAAAGCGAGAAGTAAACTTGAAAGTTTCTCTAGTTGGTTAAATACTACTTTAACTAAAGTTAAAGTTCTTGTTGAAACAAAAGTAGCCCCAGCATTTAGAAGATTCTTGGCTGTTGTCGTAAGTGTGTACCGAGGGTTTATGGCGGTTTTTGGTGGAATATTTGATGTTATTGGAGCCAAATTTGATGCAGCTGCCAACAAGAACAAAAAGCGGGTGGAAGCAACAGGGAAAGCAACTTCGGCTTCTGCAGGTCGCCCTGCTACTCAGGATGACAAGGATTACAACAAAGAAGTTGCCGATAAACAAATGGAAACTGCTAAAAAGAAACTAAAAGCAGGTATTAGACAACTAACAACAGCTATTGGGACAATGATAAAAATGTTACTCACGGATCTTTTTATACAAATTTTCAAATGGGCATTTCAACTTTTATATAATATTGGAGAAATAATTCCACAATTAATACTTGAAGCAATGAGATTGACTGCTAAAGGTATCTTTATAGTTATCAAATTAATACTTAAGGGTATTTTGCTGATCCCTAAAGGGATTACAACAGCTTTTGGAAAAGTTATTGAATGGTTTGGAAATCTTGCTGGACTAATTTCAAGAATTCCAGGAATGGGTTGGCTCAAGGGCGTTGCGAAGGGAATTAAGGACTTCGGAAAAGATATATCAGGTACTCAGATTAACTGGTTTGATGGCATGCTTGGCGCTATTGATACAGCATACGATGGTGTATCAGACGGTATAGACGGCATAATTGATGCCGCCAAGAGACAACTTGGAAGTCGTAGCGATATGCTGGATGCACCATTTAACTTTCTTAAAAATTACTCAAAAAAGAAATTTAGTAAAGAATTGTCAGCTATAACAAAAGATCTTCTCCCAGAAGGTGCTGGTAAGGGGTTGTTTGGCTCAGTTAAGAATATGCTTGAGCAAGCATTCAAAAACCCTGAAACCGCCAAGGCAGCTGGTGAAGCGCTTAAAGATGCCTTAGCAGCAGTTAAAGATGCAAAGATTAAGGCAACAATCGAGTTTAATAACAGTGCTCTCGATGCTGTATCTGGAAAACTTGGTGAGGCTGTTAATAAGATTAAGGATGAATTAACTGAGCAATTAACCGCTCAGAAAGATGCTTCTCTTAAAGTATTCGATGATCAAATAGAAGCAATCAATGCTCTTGCTGAGGCAGAGCAAGCTTTAACTGCAACAGAGGCTTACGAAACAAATAGAAGAAAAATGATTCGTGAAAACGAATTGCGTAGGCAAAATAATCGTAAAGATAGATCTCTTGCAATTTATGAAGGAAGAATTGATGACGCAAGAAGTCTTGACCTTCAGGAACTCAAGGACAGCCAAGACTTTAGTGAGCAACTTACAGATTTAGATTCCGGAAGGCAAAGAGATCTTCAATCAATCAACCGCAATAATGCAATTGAAATCATCAAGGCACAAAGGGAAGCCGCCTCAAAGCAATTTGATCAGGCAATAAAGGATTTTGAAAAGTATTCTGAAAAACTACTTGAGAATGGAACATTTACAGAAGCGCAATTCAAAGACCAAGTTACAAAGATGCTTACTCAAGCAGGTCTTACCAGTACTGGAATCCAAACAAAGTTTACTGAATTGTTCTCGGCTCTTCCTACAAAAATTCAAGCAGGAATGGATCCACTTACTGCACAAGCAGGATTCTTCTCAACAGGATTGGAATCGCTAAGAACAACTGCTGCAACAAAGTTTGGTCTTGCAACTGGAGTGTCGGATCCTAATTCAATTCTTGGAATTACAACCGGGATGCTCGGTGGAATTGGTTCAAGTGTTTCAACAGCATTTGCAGTTGGTGGTCCAATTCAAACTTCTTATGGAACAGGTCTTGACGCTGTAAATACTTATGTTAAAGAGAAAACAACAGGAACTGGTCCTGAAACAACATCCTCAATATTTACGCAAGCAATTACAGATGCTGCTGCAAAGATGGTTGCAGAGGCAAAGAGCAAGGAAGCAAGCGTTGCTGCTGCTGCTGCAAAACTTGTAACTGGAATCAATGACGAACTTGCAAAAATTCAAAAGGATGCTCTTGCTAAAGCGATTGCAGAAGCGGGAGCTGGAGGCATTGCTGCTATGAAGAAGGCAATTGCTGATGCAAAAGAAACAGCAGCAGGCGCTGGTGATGGTTCCAAGACACTGTATTTCGTAAGAGCAAGAACAGGTGGTGCCTTCTTTAGCGTCAGTGAAGGGGAATACAATGGCAAATATAAGGACTCTACAAAATATATTAAATACACTCAAGTGATTTCAGCATTTAAGGGTGGCTCAATTCCCTATGCAAATGGTGGAAAGATGAAATACGGTATGGGTGGAATGATGATGTACGGAGAAGGGGGTCCAACATTTGGTCCTATGAATATGGGAATCCCTGCAACACTTCATGGTGGAGAATTTGTAATCAGAAAGAAGGCTGTCGATAAGTACGGATTGGACATGCTTAACCAAATGAATAAGGGAATCTATGCACCAAAAGTTCCTTCCCTCAATATTCCAATGGCTAATTATTCAAAGATTGCAAACTCTGGTTCATCACAACAGATTTCAACCTCTGAATCTAATCACAACTATAACTTCTATGTTGACAACTTTATTGGGGAAACGGAATGGTTCAACACAATGATGAAGGAATATAATGTTAAGGTTGTACCAGCTAATCAAAAACAGGCTGGACTTGAATCTAGAGTTGTAAAATCCTATAATGGTATTAATAGAGGATTATAATGACAGTAATAAGTTTTTTATCACTTAACGGACAAGAGTTGACGGAGCAGGGTCGCAAGATTAATGATTCAATAGTCCTGAATGCATCAGATGTTGAATTAGACGAGGGTGTACGAAAAAGATATATAAAAGCATCTAAGAGAAAATTTTCTTTCAAATGGGAATGGCTACCTTCTTTAGCCTCCCATACAATTGATAATCGTAAGGCAAGAGATTATATTAAAGATTTAGCCTTGACAACAAGATCAAAGATACCGATGTCAATAAAACTTGACCCTGCAAGACCGGCTGAGTTGATATATGTTTATATTGAGGATTATTCAGAGGATTTAATAAGAAGGGATATCTCTACTGGTTGTGATTATTACTCGGTTAGTCTAAGTGTTGAGGAAGCGTAATGGCTGACGGAGATCCTCTTAAGCAGATAAACGAACAATTAACCGGAATAAGATTTTATAACGGCACACCATTAATTGGAATATCTTGCGCTTTAACAATTGAAGTAACTGGAACATTCCAAGGTGGTCGAATTCGTAGTGCAACCTTTGATGTACAGTCTGGTCTGGCTGACATTACTTTTGTAGCAAGGAAGATTATATCTGGAAGCGCAACACTAGATGCTACGACTGTAACAATCTCAGCCAGTACAAAGGGATTTTCATCTTTTGCCTATCTCGCTGGTTCTGCAGATGTTACAAGTGGTTCCCTCAAAGTCGCTAGAGCCGCAGCGACTCCATCCGGGTCGGCAGACACCTCTGCTGTTGCAAGAGGAATCCGCCACACATCAAGCACTCAATCTGGCTCAGCAGATGTCGTAGTTGCTGGTAGAAGGATAAAATTCGCTGGCTCGATATTAACTCAATTATTAAGTATCAATATAAATGATTTAGGGACAATTAGAGTACTTGACACAGGCCCTCTATCATCGTCTGTAACCCTTCTCATTGCCGATCTCCTGCGTTTTACACCCAATACTCGCACTCCTGGGTCAATTGTCTCTTTATTACTGCTAGACGGTCAACCATTGACTGGGCAGAATCGTAAATATAGTAATTCAACTAAACCTAATTTTATTGAAAAAAAGAATTGGAATGCTTCTAAATCTAGATATTACAAGAACCCAGACAAAGCTGGGAGAGTTAGTTTTAAACTATCTTGGGAATGGCTGCCCTCAGAAAGAGAACAGACTGTTGATTTAAGATTTGCAAGAAATTTCATAAAAGACAAATCAATAGATCCAGATTTACACACATTAACTATTTTGTCATACGGCGAAGACCCCGAAGACATTTTGGATGAAACAGAGTACAATGTATTCATTACTGGATATGACGAAGAGCTCGTAAGAAGAGACTTGAATTCTGGCGTATACTTCTGGAATTGCAGTATGGATTTGGAGGAGGTTTAATGTTAACAAAAGATATTAATGGCAAAACTTTATCAACAAACTTCCAAAGTGCAATCAACGCCTATGCTCAAAAGGTCAAACCAAAAGTTGTAATCACTTTCCTTGACAGTAGACATTTGGATAATCTAACAATTGCAACAAATGATTCATACGCATCCAACACAAAGGGGACAAGACCTGACCAGCTTGCAGGCAATACATCTCTTTGCGGATACTTCTTCACTCCTCAGCAGTCTGTCAATGGTTTGCAAAGACAGGCATTTACTTGGGCTATTGCAAATGAAAAAGATTCTAATGGGAAAATTATTCGTGCTGATGGCAATTGGCATGCAATGCCAAACGACCTGTCAGACAATTATGAATTTGGCTGGAGATCAAATTCTGTTTCAACCAATAGTGCCTATGTCGATGGTGGTTATTCTTTTACAACCAATCCATATGTGGAGTACAGTTTTACTCAAAGAAAAGTTAACAAAGTAAGAATAGTAACATCAGAATTTTATGGGAAAATAAGTTGTTATAAAGTTGATTTTTATAACAATACTTATTCATTGTTCCATACATCAAATGGCACAATTGGAAAAGATGAATACTATAAAGACCATATATTGCCGACCTCTGCAGTGACAGATATGGTGGATAAAATAAGAGTAACAATCTATAGTACTCAAAACAAACAAGACAATGCAAGAATAAATGAAACAATACCTCTGTATGAAGTGGATGTTACGGATTATGTCGTATCCCATTCAATAGATAGAACTGGAGAATTATGGGAAAACTCAATCCCAATCGCCGGCACTGGCTCATCGTCAGCATCAATTTCATTAGATAATACAACAAAAATTTTTAATCCATTTGATGATACATCAACATATGGTAAATATATGAAAAAAGATTTGAAAGTAAATATTTATAACGGCTGGAGGATTATAAAAACTGATGAGATTCAAATATCAAATGAATTGAAAGTCGCCATGAATACATCAGTAACAAGTATGACTTTGAGTGATGCATCTTATTTCCCTCAAGGCAATAGTACAAACTACTTTACCGCAATTATTGATCCCGAAACTGATAGCCGAGAAGTCGTTCTCTACTCCTCCAGAACTGATAAGGTTGTTACAATTGTAGAAAGAGGGTACGCAGGGACAACAGCAAAATCTCATTCTGTAAACGCAGTAGTCGTAGTTGATCCATACGAATATGTTAACGGTGGGGAATTCTACATAGATGAGTGGTCTGGTGGAAGTTCGATGGAAGTATCTGTCCGTTGCCTTGATAAAACAAAGTTCTTGACTGAAAAACAGATTACAACAGGATTTTATTTGCAAAATTTAACAGTTGGCGATGCTGTTGAAAATCTATTAATGCAGACAAATATTTCCAAGAATGAATTTACTCAGATTGTTCCCTATTCCCTCTACAGCAAAAAGAATGCAATAGCTTCTTATTCTTTTTCATCACCTATCTGGAGAGACGAAGATGCCGTAACTCCGGGGAATGGATTGAGGGCGAGGATATGGAAGATTGAATCGGGGAAAGAAAATGAAGTTAAGGACATTAAAGCAGATGCTTTAGATGTGCAGTTGTCTGATTATGACAAAGCAATGGGTTCAAAAGCATACATCCCTCCTTCGTATACAAGTTATTCCACAGTTAGTACATCAGTAAATGGTTTTTCTTCCAATACAGCATTGGCTGTAAATATAAGTAATTTTTCATTTACAAAAGATAGCAATACTTATAGTGAATACTTTAATGGCGTAATTGATGGCTATTACATCCCGACAGCAAGTGGAAATCAATCATTTGAATTATTGACAGCAAGTTCCGGTGTGAGAATGTATTTAGATGACACAATTATTATTGATTACTGGAACGGTGCAGCTCCAACATCTTCGCCTAGGTCACTAACTTCTTATGACTATATGGGGAGATATCTTGATCTTGATGCAAATGTCCCCTATAAGATTAGAATTGAATTCTACCATTCCGAAGGAATTGTTGGTTCAGGGTTCGCTTTTTCCTTAGACTTAAAGCAAAAAGCTTCTGGTGGCTCTTATGCAGGCGTTACAACTGCTAGTTGTAGAACAGTAGTAGCAGAAGACTCTTCTGGGTGTAGAAATGTAACATTTACATCTTCTGCTAAAAATAGAAATCACTATCGCAATAATGGTCTTTATATAGGTAGTCCAACAATAGATACTGCTTCTGGACTAGTATCTGAGCCAGATAACAAATCGGTACTTCTATCGGCAACCTCGTCAATTAGAATTCCTTATGATGAATCGTTAAATTTAGGGGACTCCACTTCATCTCAATATACAAATGAATTTACTTATGAACTTTATGTAAGATTTAATAATGGAGCATTCACTGGTGATGGTACATATCTAACCAGTAAAACATCTGTGTCATCTGTTAATTATGGTTTTTCATTTTTCTACAACAACTCGGGTCATGGTTTTGATATGCACACAAGTGGTGGAACCAAAGTGGTCAGCTCAAATGTAGGAATTAGTACTGCTAATTGGTATCACATTTGCGTCACATATAAAGATTCGGTATTAAAGTATTATCACAATGGTGTTCTTGTGGATACCGAAACTAGCGTAACGGCATCAAGCTTCGGGTTGGGTAATATCAATATAGGCAACTCCTCCGCAGGTTTTTACATTGATGAGTTTGCCATATACAATAAAGCATTAGATGCAGATACAATCAGGAACAGATGGTACTCTACACAAATTAGACCAATAACAGTATTCCCTCATTTATATGGAAACGATCAAAGCGCAAAAGGAATTGTTGATGCAATATCTTTAGCCGATTTTGGAAGGTTTTATGCAAACGAGGAAGATAAGTTTCAATACAATCATTTCTATAGATATTTTGAGTCATCTATTACTCAACATTCGAGTATACAAAAAACAATTAGTAGTAATAGTCATATAGTTTCTGGTGACTACAATGTTCAACTGCAATCAAACAAAATAACAATAAGTGTTACTGAGCAAAACCCATTGGTTTCTAACAGACAGGGTATCTGGACAGCAACACCAGATCCAGCAACGCTTGGTGTTGTCAGGCTTACTGATGATATTGATTCAAATGACACGGTTTTGCTTGTGTCAACAACTAATGACCCTCCATTCCCATCAAGCGGATATTTGAAGATTGATGATGAGGTTATGAAATATACTTCAATTAGTTCCAACAGTTTTGCGGGGATAGAGAGAGGGCAGTTTGATACGGAAGCTACCGATCATTACACGAATGATCTTGTAAGGGAGGCTAGATATTATGAAATATCTTACGATAATGCACCGGCTTTCAATATCCAACAACCCTTCATTACTGCCATATCAAACACATCGCCAGCAGAAATAGAAATTGTTAAATTCTCTACAAGTTCATACACTGCTCAACTCCTATTGGCCGCTTCTAGTTCGGTAAATGAAGGAGGTCTTGCTTTCATACAAGGAAACAATGTATTGACTGGCGAACAAGACTATACGGCAATTGCTGGAACACCAATAATTAAACAGGAATCTTCTAATTTAATTAAAAAACAAAGTGCAGAGTTGTCTTCTGATATCAAGAAGTATGGTCTTAAAGAAGTTGTTATTGATAATGAATATATTTACAGTGCGGCAAAAGCCCAAGAAATTGCTGACTTTCTAATCTCTAAGTTTAGTGAACCAGTTCCTGTGCTTAATATTCAAACAATTGCTATCCCAACACTTCAAATTGGGGATAGAATAAGAATATCCAACCTAGAAAGTCTTGGTATAATAGATACAGACTATTGGGTTGTTTCTCATAGTCTAAGTGTTGGGGATACATTGGATCACTCAATTACTTTAAGGAAGGTTATACAGTGAAAAGGTCATCAGAAAATGCCATCTCCTTTTTTGGCGCTGGTGGTCATAAACACGATGGTGTAAGTTCAACGCTAATAAGCACTGATAAATACTCTTTGTTTGACTTTAATCCTGGGTATATAGGTTCTCAATCAAGAATAACAATACAGCAAGCAAATCAAGCCGCCCTCGAAGAATGGGTAATGAATCTTGTTAATACAAAAGTTCTAGCCCCAGCAGGTCTTGATCTTGCGCCCGGACTTCTGAGCGGAAAATCAATTCGTGCAAACACTATTACAGCAACTGAGTTGCAAGCAAACACAATCACAGCAGACGAAATAGCTGCTAACGCAGTTACTGCTAACGAATTAGCGGCCAATCTTGTTTTAGTCAATAATGTTATTAGAAGTAATAATTATGATGGAACAATTGCCGCTAATGGTGCCATAACAGCAAACGGCAATGCTGGTTGGGCAATAACATCCTTTGGAAGTGCAGAATTCGCTAATGCAGTAATTCGTGGAAATGTGACTGCAAATGCTGGTTCAATTGGCGGTTGGACAATTAGCTCAAACACCATCACAGCTGGTAGCACTACTCTTTCATCAACTGGAGCAGTGACTTTTGGCAACACAGTCATTGCTTCCAATGGTCAAATAACCAATGGTGGATATACACTTTCAGCAGCTGGAGCATTAACAGCAACTGGTGCAAACATAAATGGAATTATCACATCAAACTCTGGGAATATCGGTGGTTGGGCAATTGGTGCAACCACCATCACAGCTGGCAGTACCACTCTTTCCTCAGCTGGAAGTGTGACAATTGGAGCTACAACCATCGCTGCTAATGGTCAAATAACTAATGGTGGTTATACGCTTTCAAACACTGGATTTTTGACAGCAACAGGTGCGAATATTACTGGAACAGTTACAGCAACTGATGGAGGTCAAATTGGTGACTTTTCTATTACTAGCGGAGCGCTGAGTGCATCAAGCCTTGGCGATGCCATTGCCGGGACAAGTGCTTCTATGTCATTAGGAGTAGATGGCTTAATTAAAACAAGGATTGATGTAGGTTCAATTTTTGGAACGCCATATTATACAGAAACATATATTAATAGAAGAGAAAGCGCTGGTGGTATCTATATCATCGGTACGGCATCCGGCTCCACCGCGGCTACGGAAATCACCTCATCATTCATATCAACAGGAACTGTTTTTATTAATGGGAATAGTGTTGCTACAAGTCTTGCTGGTAAATCAAATACTGGACACACACATGCATATGCTTCGGATCCTCATACTCATAGCAACTATGTTGCTACAGCTGGAGACACAATGACTGGCATTCTATATGGAACCGGTATTGATATGTCTGGCAACCTTCGTTATGGCGGAAAAGTTTATTCTGATGATGCAGGTGGTTATGCTGAATTTGGAGCTATCGGTGCACCAACAACTATCGGTGCATATGTTTTTAGAATTAATCAAGATGAATCATTATGGGATAAAACATTTGCCAATGTTTCCGGTTCAAGAACTGTGTATGTCAATAGTGCCTCCACGCTGCTATGTGGAGCAACCATCTCATCACTTAGATTCAAAGAAGATATAAAAGAAGCAGATGTTGATGTAGATGCTTTCCTTGATCTAGATGTTGTTAATTTTTATTATATTGATGAATTATGTCAAGATCCTCCCAATAAACCAGAAGAAATTGGTGTAATTGCAGAGCAGGCTGAGGAACTTGGTCTTACAGACTTAGTACGGTATGATGATGAAGGTTTACCTGAAGGTCTTAATGATCATAAAATACCATTTTATCTTTTAAAAACATGTATAAAACAGCAAGAGCAAATAGACGATTTAAAGGCTAGAATACAAGCCTTAGAGGGTGTATAATAGGTAGACATGGCTTACGAAAATTATACACAAGTATCTTGGACACCAGCAACGCCAATAACTGCTGACAGGCTTCAGCAGATGTCAGAGAACACTCAGCAGGTTAAGGATGCTACTGATGATGTTCCAAGAGGCTTAATCAAGCTTAAAGAGATTACTGGATCTCTAACATATAACTCAATGAATACATATCATGAGATCATTAACCTAAAGAATGAAGGGTCAGGAAATCCCGACAATAGTGTTACATTACCAGCAAGCCGTTATGCTCGTATAACATTGAACTTCCCTGGGATTAAAGTCGCAGCTCCCGGTCAAGAAGATTCTGTTTTTATATTAAGAGTCACGCAGGGCAATATTGCTGCAGCTCCAACAACACTATGTACTTGGAGAATTAGTCAACCAATTCACACATTCCTTGATGCCTCAGCAGGTGTGCCAACACCTGCTAACAATACACAAGTTCGTGGACCTTCTTTCCCTTCGTACTTCGGAACAGGCACATACAGCCATGTCATTGCAACTGGTGGAGGAATTTCTGGTTCAGCAGGTACTGGTATCTTTAACATTGAAATCCAAAGAGATAGCGGAAATAGTGCTGCTAACCCAACCACATTCATAATCCCCTGTGGTGAATCAAAGATGCAAATGTACCTAGAGGACATCGGCGGTCAGGGATAATATGTCTAAAAGACCTTTGGCATCTAAGCGAGACGATGTTGAATGGACTG